CAACAGTTTTGTAAAGACGTTGGAATTGTACCAGCAGATTATCCATTAGAACTAAGTTTTTGTCATTGGGAGCCGATGTTGGAAGACTTTATTAAAGATCCAAATATTCATGGCATACTTTTTCCTAGTATATTAGGAATCACATACGATAAAAAGAGAAGAGATGAGCTTATTGATCTTGCATTAGCAAATAATACCGATCTTTTATTTGTTGACGAAAGGATATTGTTAAATAACGACAAGGAAAGAAAGTATTTAGATAAAATATTTGAATACATAAATGATGAAGAAGACCCAGACTTATTACTAGGACACACAAGATAAAAATGGCAAAGAAAAAACCAAATAAACAATCAGAAGCAGTAAGCAGAGCAAAAGAAGAAGATGTAATGTTCAATTTATTGGATTCTAAAGTAGAAATACCATTAGGACTACTTAGACAAAAACACATCTTTATTGCAACTCCTTGTTATGGAGGTCAAATTGGAGAGCCATATTTTAGAAGTATGATGAGATTGGCTATATTATGTAACAAGTATAATATACAATATACTGTTAGCACGTTAGCAAATGAAAGTTTAGTTACCAGAGGAAGAAACACACTTAATAGTTTCTTTATGGAAAACACCAATGCAACACATTTATTTTTTATTGATGCTGATATTGAATTTAATCCAGAAGATATTTTAAGAATGGTTGCATATGACAAGCCAGTTGTTGTAGGTGCATATCCTAAGAAAGCACTCAACTGGACTAGCATTATTGGTGCCGCAAGAGCAGATGAATCAGAAACAGAAGAAACAATTGAAGGACATAGTTCTAACTATGTTGTAAACTTTGATTTTGTAAAAGATAAAGACGGTAATAATAGTCCTCAAGTACAAATAGAAGACAACTTAGTAAAATTAAAAGACGCTGGTACAGGATTTATGTGTATTAAGAAAGAAGTTATTCAGCAAATGTTTGATAAACATCCTGAAATGAAGTATGTAAACGACATTAATGTAGATCAAAAGTTTGAACCCTTTATGTATGCATTGTTTGATACTATGATTGATCCAGACAGCAGAAGATACTTGTCAGAGGACTACACATTTTGTAGACTATGGCAGAACATGGGCGGAACAATTTACTTAGATCCGCGTACAGCACTTAATCACGTAGGACATTATACATTCCGTGGTAACATTAGAAAGTTATTTACTGGAGAGAACAATTACAGCAGGAAACAAGAGGTAACAAATGGCAAAACAACAACCTAAAAAACAAGTAAGCGATTCTGTAATTTCTGTATTACTACCTACAAGAGGTAGACGTGAGTTACTTAAAAAGAGTGTGGAAACTCTAGTAGACAAAGCCAATCAAAAAAATAAAATAGAAATACTTTTTGGTATAGACGATGACGATGTCGGTATACAGGAATATATTAAAGATGAATTGGCGCCTTATTTTACAGAGCATGATATAGAAGCAAGAGCAAGTGTATTCAAACCATTAGGCTACGATAATTTACATATCTACGTTAATACACTGGCAGGAGCGGCAACAGGCGAATGGTTATTCTTTTGGAATGACGACTGCTTAATGGTATCAGAAGGTTGGGACGATGTAATTAGGCAATATGATGGTCAGTTTAAACTATTAGGACCTAAAGATAATCATGAAGGCCATCCTTACGCAATATTGCCGATTGTTCCTAAAGACTGGTTTATCCTAATGGGGCATTTAAGCCAAAATCCACAAAACGATGCTTGGTTAAGTCATGTTGCATATATGTTAGATATTTTTGAAAGAATAGACTTTGAGTTTATTCATGACAGAGCAGACATTACAGGTAACAATGATGACGAGACATTCCAAAATAGAAAGTATATGGAAGGCAATCCAAGTGACCCTAAAGACTTTGGCCATGCAGACATGCAACAAGCAAGAGTAAGTACTGCGGCTAAAATTGCCTGGTATTTAGATAAAATTGGTAAACACTCAGACTGGTGGGACAAAGTTGTAGATGGAACGCAGGAGCCTTTTGAAAAAATGGTTTGGGCAGACGGTGTAAAAGGTGCAGGGCAACTAGCATCTGTAGAAGACAAACAAGAATTACCTGACGATACGATTATTTCACTTTAGTACTTGACATAAGTACGACTTTTGCTATAATATTACTTTAAATGGAGTAATCTTATGGCCACACACGCAATGATAGATATTGAAACACTAGGTACAGAGCCTGGAAGTGTTGTATTAAGTGTGGGTGCAGTAAAGTTTGATCCCTTTAATAGCATAGAGCCTAACAATGGAAAACACTGGATGTTGGATGTAGACGCTCAAACTGAGAAAGGCAGGATAGTAGATGAGAGTACATTAGCCTGGTGGGGTAAACAAGAACAAAGTATCCAAGACAGAGCATTTTCAGATGTAGGCAGAACAGATGTTGATGTTTTTATGAAGGATCTTAATGGTTGGCTTACAGGATGTGAAGCAATATGGTGCCAAGGTCCACAGTTTGATATGGTGATATTGGAAGATTTATTTAAGAATTTTGATCATCATATGAATTGGTTTTACTGGCAGGTAATGGATTGTAGAACATTATTTAAAATGATGCCTGCAGATCCTCGTAAAGCAATACAAGAAAATTTACATGATGCACAAGCCGACGCACACTGGCAAGCAGTATGCGTTCAGCAATTTTATCGTGATTTTAATGTTTTACCTAGGTAATTGTTGAAAGTATATTATCAAATGACCCTGACTTCATCATATTATCGAATTTTTTAAAGTAGACCGATGCATAACTGCGAGTTAGCATGGCTACTGTTCCTAATGGATTCGCCATATTTTTCTCCTATAATGTATAACAAATTTGTAAAGTGTTCAGTAACTTTATCACTAAAGTGAACTGTTACTGTTTTGCAACACTTATGTTACAATCTTGTTACAAAAGTATTTATCTTTTTTAATAATTAAGGCTTGACAATATCAGTTTAGATGCTATACTATATGTATAGTTTAAATAAAAAGGTAGGAGAGTTTATGCAAACATTAGTAATACAAACCCAATACAGAGAGAATTATGCGGCACATAACGAAGGTTATGAGCATGGTGTAGATGAATCTTATTGGAAGTTTAAAGGCGGTAGCACATACTTTGTTAGTGATCTAACAGAAGCACAGATCAATAAGATCATTAAAAAAGGCATTCCAACCTTATCTGATTTAATTGAGTATTCCAACGAAGCATGTGAAGAATACATACTGGATTGGGAAATACGTGACCTAGGTAAAGACGGTGACGGCAAAGGTCCAATTTGTGAAAGTTGGGAGACTCCAATAGAGTTTTATTATAAAGATGGTTGGAAGTGTCGTACACATCATACTTATGCTGAAGATGAGTATGTTGCGGCACCTATCAGATGTAAAGCATCACAATGGATTCCTACTAGTGGCGGTGGTAGAGTAGAAGGAAGTTATGCTTGTCAATATAAGACACCAAATGGCTGGTTCGATTCTAGTTCAGAGCAACTTAAACAAGAAGTTGAAAATGCAAAAGTGGAGGCGGTATAATGAAATTTCATAAGCAATTAAAAGTACCTGGTTTTAATACAGAGCAAATCATAGAAGGATTGAAGTCTACAGGACTAAAGATGAGACCTATGAGAGAAGAGTATTATGGTCAGAAGAAATTTAAGTCCACAAATGCCATGAGCGACTATGTAATTGTAGTTGAGGATGAGTTACTTGAAGTTAGAGCAAATGGTGACTACAATGTCTGGAGTTTTTTACCTTGGTTAGGACGTGAAGCATTTAAATTGGACTACTTAACTATGCGATATACTAAAAGTGATATCGGATATGAGCGAAATGGTTGGGAAACTATTAATAAAGAAGGACACAAACTTGGTAAGAAATACATCAAAGTGCATACCGACGGTACTTCTGAAACAATTATAGCACAATAAAATTAAAGGAAAAGGCTTGACAATATCGTTAAAAATGCTATACTATATGTATATTAAATAAACGGGAGTAATTAATATGACAAACTTAAACACAACAAACCAAAGCAAGGACAAAATTGTATCTATACCAGGATATCATATTGGTAGTTTAACTTGCTACAATGCAAACGAAGAAGATGGAAAATCAGTAAATATCCAACTTACTAGTTTAGAAGAAATGTGGTATGCACATGAAGAAAACATAGATCATCCAGAAGGTTCAGAATACCCAGTAAGTATTAATGTTCCTCACATGAAAGTGATGAGAGACAGAGTAATTGATAGTGTTTTTAACAGGACTGGTATCAACGTTAGGGATTTTGACAGCATTATACATGCTTCAACATCTCCTGGTAGAGATGAAAAAGGTAACATCCTTGACTATGCTAACGAAAACATTATTAGGAACGTATAATGAATCCTTGGAATATTATACAAAAATTAGAATCTGATAACAGCAGACTTTTTAAAGAGTCTGTTGTTGCTGATTATATTGATAACGAAGAATTTGTTATGGGTGCCAAGTATGCACTTGACCCTCTTGTAACTTTTGGTGTACAACAAGTACCTTTTAGTGAAACTGATGGCAGTGGTATTAGCAGTACATCTTTTTATGAGGTTGCTGACAAATTAGTAAATAGGCATCTAACAGGACATGCGGCTCGTGATGCAATACAAGAATTGTGTGATACTGCTACTAATGAGCAATGGAACGATTGGTACAGACGAATCCTTATTAAAGACTTTAGATGTGGTACAAGTGTTAAAACATTTAATGCTGTTAAAAAGGATATTATTCCAGTATTTGGTTGTATGTTGGCACATGACGGAGCAAAACATCCTAAAAAGATTAAAGGCGAGTGTATGGTTGAATACAAGTACGATGGTGTAAGAGTTATTGCTATTGTGCAAAATGGTAGTGCTACACTATATTCGCGTAATGGTAAAATACTTCCTAACTTCCCCCACATTGAGGAGGCTTTAGGTAAACCAGAGTTTGAAGGACTTGTATTTGATGGCGAAGTAATGAGTGACGATTTCCAAACTCTTATGAAGCAAGTACACAGAAAAACTGGTGCTCAAACTGAAGACGCCTACTTGGCTGTATTTGACATGCTTACACTTGCAGAATTTAATGCAGGTTACACACCAATGACTGCTGAAGACAGAAGAGGCAGACTTATTGAATTAGACCATGCTAACCTACTACCTGACAGCATCAGAATTGTTGATGCATATAGTGTAAACTTTGATACT